CTCCTGCACCGTCGGGGTGACATCGCCGGTCTCGCGGTCGAACTTGTAGATAGGGAGCACCCTGCGCTCGGTGACGTTATTAGGTAGCGTCTGGGCACTGGTATCCACAGCCTTGAGTGAAAGAACCCATTTTTCCCGCTCGGCGGTCGGTTCGCCGGTAGCCGGGTTGATCAGGCTGGGGTCCTGGGTGTAGCCATAACTGTATTTCAGCAGTTCGACATAGACGTATTCCGCCCCACCGGTGGTGGCCGGGTCATAGGTCAGCGATGCGCCATTCACTTGTTCGATATGGCCATCGATGTAGACCACGCCGGGAGCCAGGGTCAGGACATTGGCGGCCGCGCTCACTTCCAGACCGGCCAGGATCGAGCCTTCGTTGAACAGGATGTCGGCGATCTTGCGCCGCTCCTGGTTGATGAGATCCTGTTGCTCGTTGAGTTCGGAATCCAGCAGGTCGCGATCCTGGTGGTAGCGGATGCGCTTGTAGTTCTTGGTCGGGTCGAATGTCTCGCGTGAAATGCTCATGATTGATCCTCCAGTTATATCTTGATGATCCCGACCAGCTCCACGCGGGTGTCGGAAATCTTGTTGAAGTCGGGAATGTTCTTCACCTCGTAGAGGTAGCCGGGATGCTGCACTTCGCCGGTCGGATTGGTGTCCTGATGGAACACGCCGCTCATGGCGAGATCCCCGGTGATGCTGGCCACGTACTGCACGTCGCCGCCGAAGAAGCCGTATTCGCGGATGGTGATGCCGTTGGCCTCGGCCTCATCGAAGCGGAAAAAGATGCCGATGGTGTTGGTCTCCTCGCCGGTTTCGAGGTAACGCACGCCGTTGACCAGCAGCGCCCCTTCGGCGTCCTCCTTGAGGAAGGTTCGCTTGTAGTAGCGCTTGCGGGCGCGTTCGTTTCTGAGCCCGGTCTGGCCGATGTCCGGCGCGGGCGGATTTTGCGGGTCGGTGAAGCTGGCATCCCCGTCGCCGATGGCGCAGTGAGTGATGCCGTCCACGGCCTGGCCGAGGAGGAGTTTGGCCGTCAATATCCGGCCGGTTTTAACGATGAGTCCGAGTGCCATTGCTGTTCTCCTTAAGTTTGAATTTCGTGGTCTTGATCGATGAGCACCGCGAACAGAATCTGCCGCGTGTCTGCCAGCAGCCCGGCCGGAATCGCGATGCGCTGAACGGTGTCGGATTGGCTGATATGAGCGCCGGACGTCCAGACGCTGGTATCGATGCTTCGCAGCCAGGGGCGCGTCACCCGCACCGCCGCGTCAACATCGACGCCCAGGCGGCCATGGATGACGAGCCACAGGTCGGTGTTCCGGTTCAGGCGGTTGTGGATGACTTGGCCGGTCCTGATGATCCTTGCGATTTCAGCGAGGACAACCGCCTGAGTCTGCGCGGCGACTTCAATGGAGCGCTGAATGCGACAGGCGAGATCCATCTCCGCGAAGATCCAGCGCAGGAGCACCTGATGGGTGTCCATCTCGCTCACCAGTGACCGGGTCACTCTCGCGGAAATATCGGTGTCTATCGTGATACCTGCCATCGGAGCTCCTTAGAGAATCGGGTTTTCCGTGCCGGTCAGGCGCAGCTTGATGTCGAGTTTGTTTTGCACCGGCGTGCCCGGGAGCACCGTGCAGCGCCGCCAGAAGAACAGCGTCTGCTGGAAGGTCTTGTCGCCGAGGTTGAACGGTGCGCCCTGGGTGGCGGTGTCGAGGTCCACCGGGGTCAGGGCCAGGCGGTACCAGACCGATTCGTCGGTGCCGGTCTCGTCGATGGGATCGAGCACCAGCCCGGTGTAGTCATAGCCGGAATAGACGGTTGTTCCGGCGTCGTGCGCGGCCGGAGCGGTGTTGGCAACGCCCCGCTGCACGGTGAGGTTGACGGTGCCGCCGCCGCTTTCGACGAGCATCTGCTCGCCGTCGATGATGATGAGCTCGCCGTCGGCAAAGCGCGGTTCGACCAACGCGATGCTGGTCTGCGCCGGGTCGATGACCGAGGCAAGGCTCGTCTGCTCGTTGGCGACGTAGAGTTGCCGGTCCTTGCTGTCGCCGTCGGTGCCATTGTAGCTCTCGGCCTCGGGGCGGCTGAAATCCCCCTCGGAAATCTGTTGGGTCAACGCTTCGTCAAGATAGAGATGAATCGCCATGGGTTCTCCTTCAGGTGGGCCACTGGGTGGCGCGATAGTTGTTGGTAGCGGCCTCGAACCCGGCCTGCGCCGGTGCGTGCAGATCCTGCTGACGGAACAGCCAGCGGTAGGAAGGCCGCGACCAGCGGAATCCGGCCTGGTTGAGGCGCATGCGGCTGATGCGCATGGGTCGGGTCCGGTCGACGGAGAGGCGCAGACCGGTGGTGTTGAGCGGACTTGCGCCCAGCTTCATGGTTTCGACCCGATGGCGCTGGAGAGAGCCCGTGTCCACGTAGACTTCAAGCGAGGCCCGTTCGCCGGTCAGATTCGCATTGCTCAGATACCGGGTGTTCAGGGTGTTCGCATTGAGCCGGAACACAGGCCCTCTCCGCCGCCATCGGTCGATCCGGTTGACGGCCAGAGTGACGTCCGCATCGCAGCCAGCGGTAGAGGCGAACAGCAGATTGCTGATGCCGCCCTGGTTAGCGGTAAGGTCGAGACCCTCGTTCAACCTGGCCCGACCAAGCTGAAAGCAGAGGCGGTGACGGGATTCCAGCGGCAGGCGCAGGTCGTACTTGGCTTCCGCCCGCTCGGCCGGTTCCGCTTGGCTGTCGAAAAAGAAATCCTTTTGCCGAAAGCAGTAGCGCAGTTCGGTCTCGCCATGGGTCAGCGACTTGCGGTTGAGATGCGCCTCGCCGAGCCCGAAACCGCTCTCCAGCACATCGCCTTCGAAATCGCGGCCGGTGTAGATGGGCGTGCAGAAGGAAACCCGGTCCTCGCCGACGCGGGTGTACGGAAGCCGCCAGTCGTTGAGGGCCTTGTGGTTCAGGCGCATCCGGTTCTGACGGCCGTGAAAACGGGAGACCTTCACGGCGGCCCGGTCGATCTCCGGGATCATCTCCGTGGTGCTGGTCAGTAGCAGCAGCTCCCAGGCCTTTTGCTTGTTGGTCAGGTGACGGCAGGAGCCGAGGGAGGAATGGCCAAGCACGAAGGTCTCGTCGAGAAACGCCAACACGATCCGGCGCACGGCGTTGGCGTGCCCGAAGTCGAGCATCGCGCCGCCTTCGATCCATTCGAGCAGAAACTGAAGCCAGAAACAGCGCGTGCCCGCCGGGTGATGAAACACCAGGGCGTCGCGCAGCCCCTCGGTCTGATTGAGACACAGCACGCGAAACACCCCGAGGCTGAACACCAGCCCGGGCAGTTTGGCGTTGCTGAGTCTGGAACGGGCATTAAGACGCAGAGCCGAGCGGAAGGTCTCCTGCAGTTCACCCTGCCAACCGAGCGCCTTGAAGTCGCGCTCGATGGCTGGAATGGTCCCCTTGCGGCGATAGATTTCGACCGCCTCCCGCACACGGCGGCGCTGGCAGTCTGGCGAACAGGTGCCGTCCACCTCGAGACCGACGAGCCGCGCCAGCAGCGGCAGGAAGCGCTCGTCGCAATGATCCACATCGAAGATGGTCGGGAAGTCGTCGATGGCGTGTTTGAGTTCGTCCAGCGTCCCGGCCGGAAGGCTCAGGAAGGTACGCAGGTCTCCGGCCTCGTCGTTGTGCTCGTAAAGCGGCGGCAGCAGGCCGAGCAGATTGTCCTTGAACCAATCCGACATCAACCGGCCCTCCGCAGATCGAGGTTGACGCTGCCGAGAACCGGAATTTCGCCGTGGCGCAGTTCGATGTCCTGCTGCGGCGCGTACAGATGCATGTGGCTGACACCGCGCACGCCGTCGATCAGGGCGACCAGGTCGGAGAAGTGAATGGTCTGGCCGAAGGAGACCTGGTCGAAAGAAAAGAAATCGGAAAGTGCGGCTTCGATGCGGCTGCGCACGTTTTCCAGCGGTTCGCCGGGCCAGATGTAGACCTCGGCGTCGATGGAAACGGGGCGGTAGATCGGGTCGAACAGGTTGATCTCGACCGTGATGACCTTGCGGCGTTCGAGAAACTCGGCGAGGTCCCGCTTGAGCAGCGCCGAGGGCATTCCGCCACCGTTGGGGGCGATGGACAGTTGGACGTTGTAATAGCGGATGTTCTGGCAGGCATTGGTGTCGAGCACCTTGGCCTTGGCGACGCCGGGGTAACCTTCGGCGAGCGCCTGGTAATCCTCCAGGGTGACGGCCTTCCAGAGACTGCGCAGCTCCGCCGGTGCCTGTCGGCGGGCGTGTTCGAGGGCTTCCCGCGAAGCGCCGCCGGTGGCGGGCACCGGGTTGGCGACGGTCAGGGAGACCTGGCCGCCGTCGAGGTAGACCGGGCTCAGCAGTTGGGTGATCCGGTTCGGACCGAGATTGCCCTGGTCTCCGATGGTCTGCAGATAGCTGACGGTGATGGCGCTTCCCTGAGCGGGGACAGCGCCGCTTTGCCCGTCGCCGAAAATCAGGGTGGAGATGTCGAGGGCGTCGAGATCTGCCATGAAATGACGGCTGTCGGCCAGGCTGTCCTGGAAGTGATCGACCTCGCTCCAGGCGTCGTCTCCCACCGAAACGGTGATGGTGCCCTGGTCGATGACGTCGCCGGTCAGGCGAATGCGTTGGAATGGCAGTCCCGTCGAAGTGAAGGTCTCGGTGCGGCGCACGCCTTGCCGGGCCGGGATGTCTACCGAGAGCACGCCTCGCGGGATCAGGCCGTCCTCGACCGTCTCGAAATCCGCTTCGCCGTCACTCAGCAAGGCGCGGCAGGCCGTCCCCGCCGGAATGGTCAGATCCTTGCCGAGCGGGGCGGAGAGCCGAAAGCGCAGCGTGGTGGTGGAGGCCACCGGCGAGTCCAGTCGGTAGCCGATGAGTTTGCAGAGATTGATGACGTTCTGCCGCTGGCGGGCCGTGGGCAGGAAGGCCTCGGCCGCCTGGGCGTCCAGATAGTAGGCCATCATATCGCCCACGCCGCAGAACAGATCGAGCAGGACGACGCCGAGATCGGAGTGGTTGAAATCGGTCCAGCGGTCAGTAAGTTGCGGGATCTTCGCCAGCAGCTCCTGGCGGATCGATTCGTAATCCTTGTTGATGTATCCGATGCTTGCGCGACCCATGGTCTCTCCGGTTTTCGGCGGTTACACGAGAGCGCCTGATGCTCTCGCCACGCCGGTTACTTACCGGAAGGGACCTGGATGTGTCGGAGGAGGTGAGCCTCAGAGTGGGCCACGCAGTTGCCAGACGGGATTGGGCTGCCCGGAGGTGTTGTTGAGGTAGTGGGACTCCTTCTTCCCCTCGTAGTAGAACAGACCGATGCGCCCCGGCTCGTCGGTGATGATCTGGTGGATCGTGCCAGTGGCGTTGTCTTCCGCCTGGCTTTGGGTATCGAATCCATGACCGCTCGCGGCCAGATAAAGGGCGTGCTCGGCCTGGGGAGCTTCTGTTTCGGGCGCTCCCTCGAACGTCAGGTAATTGCCGTGGTTGTCACCCGGGTCGCTGACGATCCACTTGCCGTTGCGATCCTGAAAGGCTCCCTCGATGTAGGCGATCTCGTATTCCCCGGCAGGCCAGATGAAGGAATCCTCCGGATCAACGCTTATCTCGGCTGCGTCGAACCACAGCAGATTGAACAGGGAGCGAACGTCCGGTGACAAGAGCACGCTGCGCACCGG